GCTGCGATTGAATTGTTGAATACTGCTTGAGGTCTATTATTATGCCCCTTAAGCCAGGAACAGCAAACACAGTAGAAAAGCATACAGGTGTTGGTGGCGTAGTTTCTATAACTAAAGACCCATTCGTACCTGTACAGATAGGTAGAACACACCTTGACTACACAACTATGACCATAGCTCAATCAGGTATTACTGAAGCTAACCCTGGTGTTCTTACATCAGCTGGTCATGGTTTAACCACAAACGATTTACTTATATATAACACAGAAGGTGGTACCGCCTTAGTAACTGGATCTTCTGATACAGCTGCTGACGGTGCTTACTTCTATGCTAAAGTAGTAGATGGAGATACTTTCCAGATTACAGCCGCACCAGATGGCACTGGATTACAAGTATCAACAGATGGTAATGATAACCAAACATTTTCCAGAGCAATCGGAAAAGTAACGTAAACAATACAATAAATAATTATGGCAGTTTCAGTCGCTAAAGGTAACGCTGGAGTATGCACAACAGATGCAACTCGTGAAAGCGTATCTCGCACAGATGGAGGCGGTACTGATATTCGTAGCTCTAATGCTATTGTATCAGTTACCAAAGATCTTAGGATTGCCTACCCAGGTGTAGAGTGTAACGTTACCTAAATATCAAATTCATAGGGAGGCTTCGGTCTCCCTTTTCTTTTATCTATATAAACTATGCCTACTACAATTGATAACGAGACAGAACTCTCCGCAGTAAACTCAATACTAGCGAGCATAGGACAGTCTCCCATTGACACTTTAGATTACTCTAACCCTGAAATAGATTTCATATATAAACTTTTAAGAGAAGCTAATATTGATACACAGAATGAAGGTTGGGAGTTCAACATTGAACGTCATGTAACCACCACTAAAGATGCCTATGATCGGTTCCCTATAGCAACTAACGTATTAAGATACGATGTTACTGATGGTCAAATATACAGAACATATGATGTAATCAGAAAGTATAAAGATGGGATTCCATATTTATATGATAAAGTAAATCATAAATTTGAATTCACTAGTATAGATACTTTGGATTTAGATATAGTAATAGCTGTACCATTTGAAGAATTACCTTCAGTCTTTCAAAGATATATAACTTATAGAGCTAGTGTACGGGCAGCTATACAACTAGTCAGCAACCCACAACTCGTAGAATTATTAAGAGTACAAGAAGCTCAAGCACGTGCTAATTGTGTTGAATATGAATGTAATCAAGGTGATCATTCCTTTATGGGATGGGAAGCTGAAACTTCTTACAATGCATTCCAACCTTATAAATCATTACGGAGGCATTGATGGCAGGTATTACACAAACTATCCCTACCTATTGGGGTGGTATATCAGAACAGCCAGATGAATTAAAAAAACCAGGGCAAGTAACTGATGCTATTAATGTATTACCTGATGTTACCCAAGGATTATTAAAACGTCCTGGTAGTAAATTAATAAGTGGTAATTTAAACAGCTCAATAGAAGGTAAATGGTTCAGTTATTATAGAGATGAAACTGAACAATATATAGGTCAAGTAGCTAGAGATGGTGAAATAAAAATGTGGAGATGTAGTGATGGTTTTGAAATGACTGTCACCCAAGATACTGCATTAAAAACTTATCTAATGCATACTTCAGATGACCATGTACAAACTTTAACTTTAAATGATTTCACATTTATAACAAATAGATTAAAGACTGCTGCGATGGGATCTACTGTTGAAACAGTTAGACCTGCAGAAGCATATGTAGAATTAAAAAAAGTAGCTTATGCTAGTCAGTATGCATTAAATTTATTTGATGATAATACTACTCAAGCTATTACAACTGCTACAAGACTTAGTATTAAATCTAAAGTTTTAGGAAGTGATAGTTTATGTCCTAATGTTGGTACTGAAATATTTAAAGAAACAGCTGGTACAAGACAGCAATGGAAAATAACAGGTATAACAAGTGATAATGATCCAGCTGTTGGTTTTGTAGATCTTAATACTGATACTACTTATACGTTAACATATGATAATCCATCTGGATCTGATATTACTTTAACAACTAATCAATCTTCAGGTGCTCTTAAAGATGTTGTAGAAGGATGGAAAAATGATGAAGATTATGATGACTTACCTTTTGTTATTTTATACATAAGTACAACTGAAATACGTTTTGTTTTTAAAGAAGTAGGAGCTAACGCTATTGCAGCGTCTACTCATACTGTATTACTAAGTAATGGTACAGTAACCATAGGTGGAGCTAGTGAAGTTACAGCTGATGGTACTTTAGCAAACCATGTTACAGGTAACAGTACTGGTTCTACAACTAAAACAGATTTATACTTTAGATTAACTACAACAGGTCAAGCTGTACCATCTGACGATGCTCCAGATCAAGTAACATATTCATGTAGATATACTACTGTTATAGATTTATTACATGGTGGTGAAGGTTGGGCTGTTGATGATGAAATCACTGTTGTAATGAAAAGTGGTTTATATACTATTAAAGTAGAAGAAATAAGTACAGCAAATGTACAAGCTAACCTTGGTCTAATACGTCCTACACCTACTTCATTTGATGCTCAAACTACAGTTACCGCTGAAAGTATATTAGGAGCATTACAAACAGATATAATAGCTGCTAATGCTACTTGGGATACAGCTAATGTAGAAATCATTGGTAATGGTATTTATATTAAAAGAGATGTTGATACTGTATTTAACATATCAACACCAGTAGGAGAATTATTAAATGTATTTACAAATGAAATAAAAGATATAGCTGAGCTACCTAGTCAATGTAAACACGGTTATGTAGTTAAGATTGCTAATAGTGAAGCTGATGAAGATGATTATTATGTAAAGTTTATCGGTAAACAAAAAGCAGACGGTACCTACTTAGATGGTGATGGTGTCTGGGAAGAATGTCCTCAACCAGGGGTTAAAACTACCTTTGATGCAACTACAATGCCAATTCAACTAGTACGTTCTAGTGCTACTGAATTCACTGTATCAACAATTGATTGGGATCCACGTCAAGTAGGGGATACTACAACTGTACCTGAACCATCTTTTATAGGTAAGACAATTCACAACCTCCTATTTTATAGGAACAGGTTAATCATGCTTAGTGATGAAAATGTTATCCTGTCAAGACCTGGTGATTTCTTTAATTTCTGGCCTAAATCTGCTATTACATATACAGCTACAGACGTTATTGATTTAAGTGTTAGTAGTGAATACCCTGCTATTGTGTATGATGGTATCTCAGTAAACGCTGGAATAGTATTATTTACACCTAATAAGCAGTTCATGCTGACTACAGATAGTGATGTTTTAAGCCCATTAACTGCTAAGATAAATTCCGTTGCTAATTATAATTTTAACTATACAACCAATCCATTTTCGTTAGGTACAAGTGTAGGTTTCTTAGATAATGCTGGAGCTAATTCTAAATTCTTTGAAATGGCTTCTGTATTAAGAGAAGGTGAACCTGTAATTGTAGATCAAAGTAAACAAGTACCTAATTTACTACCTAAAGATTTAACACTTGTAGCAGATTCCAGAGAAAATAGTATTATTTTATTTGGTACTAAAGGTAAAGACACTGTTTATGGTTATAGGTATTTCAATACTACTAACCAACGAGTACAAGCATCTTGGTTTAAATGGAAATTTAGTGGTGATGTACAGTATCATTGTATGTTAGATGATGCTTATTTTCTTGTAATAAGAAATGGTAGTGGTGATGTTATACAACGAATTGATATTGCATCAGATCCTGATGATATCACATCTTCTATAACTGCAGATGATGTTAAATATAGAATACATTTAGATAACTATTCTTTTGTAAGAGCACCTGTTAGTTATGATGAGGATACAGATCTAACTACAATTACTTTACCTAATGGGTATAATAGTGGTAATACATTAGCTGCATATTATGCAACAGATGATATTGAAACACGAAGAAAAGATCCAGATGAACTAGGTGCGTATGCTATTGCTACACAAGTTACAGGTGATACATTTACACTACCAGGTGATTTTACTACTGGGTTTTACTTAGGTTATTTGTTTGATATGGAAGTTAAACTACCTAATATATATGTACAACAACCGTTAGGAGATGGTAATTTTAGATCAGATATACAAGCATCTTTAATAGTACATAGAGTTAAATTAAGTTTAAATCATAATGGTACTTATACTAGTACTTTAAAACGATTAGGTAGATCAGATTATACTCAAACATTTGAAGCTATTACTAGTGATCTATATACAGCTAACACAGTAGGTTTTAAAGATACAAAAGTATATACCATACCTGTATATGATAGAAATACTAATGTAACAATAGACATTAAATCAAGTAATCCTTCACCTGCCACGTTAAATTCATTAAGTTGGGAAGGAGACTATTCATCCAAATTTTATAAACGTGTCTAAATATATACACCCGATCACATTGGAGGCTGCCAAAGAGGTGGCCTCTAATTTACGTTCAGAAGACCGTAGAGAGGTCGAAGAAGGACACGGGGTAGATTCTACCTTAGCATTAATAGACGCTGTTCAGAAGCCCTCCTGCGTGTATTTCACGGTGCCTAGCGGCAAGACTGCCGGAATGGCTGGAGTAGACCCAGGAGGTCAAATCTGGATGCTATGTACACCTGCTATAAAAGAATCACCTATTACCTTTGCTAGAGAAGCGAAGCGTTATGTCGAAAGACAACCAGACAAGTTACTGTGGAACATCGTTGATAAAAGAAACGTTGTCCATCTTAAGTTACTTAAATTCCTAGGGTTCAGATTTCTAAGGGAATTAAAACATGGACCTAACCAACTAACCTTTATAGAGTTTTGCCGTGTGTTTAGGAGCCCAAGCAAGAGCAGCAAATGAACGTGCTCGAAGAGATTACGAATATAGTCTCCAAAAAAGAGAAGCTGATTGGATGCAAACCCTTAGTGTTACAAACACTGAGCGTGTTATGTATGAACAAGGTATACAAGCCAGTAACTTAGGTTTATCTGAAGTTTATGGTGATATACAAGCTAAGTTTGGAGATCAAATAGGTCAAGCATTACAAGAAGATGAAGTCAATTGGAAACAATTCTTAGAACAAAGTAAGAGTGCTGACTTAGCAGCTAGTGGTAGAACAGGTCGATCTATCGATAGAATCAGTACTGCAGATTTAGGTGAATACTTAGCTAAAGGTTCACGTAAAGCTTTTGAACTAACAGAAAGTAAAGCTGATATGGATGCAGCTGGTAGAAAAGCAGCTGGACAAGCACGTTCTGAGCAAATGAATCAATTTGCTAAGAATGCTATAATCAAGAGCCCTGACCTTGCACCGCCTAAACCTGTTATGCAGAACGTAGGAGCTGCAGCATTTATGGATGCTTTGAGTATA